GTCGATACGGTCGTCACTCCCGGCGGTATCTCACGTACGTGGTCCAATGTGGCGTCGACGCCAACGGTATGGGCGCAAGCGATGGCTGGCGTTGGACGCGAGTTTCGTAATGCCAATCAAATCGAAGGCGAGAGGATCTACACATTCACGATCCATCGGCGTACTGATATCACGCGGTTGATGCGCATCAAATTTGATCCGCTGAGCCCGATGAATCCGGCGTCGGCATCCGCGTTGAATTTTAATATTCATGACATTCGCCATGATGGTGATCGGTTCTGGACGCGGATCTTAGCGTCGGAAGTGAAGTAGCGTGGCGACAATCAGCGATGCGGTGTGGGCACGAGCAACCACGGGCGGACATGCGGGGATGTCGGCGCTGATCGCGACGCGCATGTACAAAGGCGTGGCCGCCCAGGAATCGACGTTGCCTTACGCCACACAGACGACAGTGACAGAAGACCGGGAATTTCGCGCCTTCGGTAAACGGCCGCAGATCATTACGGCGACTATTCAAATTGATTTGTTTGCTGCGTCGGCGGCGCTCGCGGAAACCCTACTCGACCAAGCAATCGATGCTTTCGACATTCCCGGAGGCGGAACGTGGGGCGGCGTCACGATTCAAGAAAGTCACGCGGCCGACGTGACCGACGACGTTGACGGACTCGATAGTGAAGGACAGAGTTTTCGGCGCACGCTGGAAGTGGAAATCACCTATGTCAATCCGCTCTATGTGTGAGGCATAAATGGCGCATTACGTCTTAACCGCAAGCAAGATCATTCTTGGCCAGTACGATATTTCAGGCGACCTGAATTCCGTTCGGATTGAGCGCAGCCAGAAAGACCTCGACGACACGAATTTTAGTTCTGCCGCGAATGGATTTGAGTCGTGCATTCCCGGCCTGAGTAAAGGCGTGATCGGTATGGGCGGCCTCGTCGAGTTGACCGATGACGGACAGGACGAGATTTTCAACGCGCAAATGTCGCTCTCCAATACCCCGCTGACGGTTGGCTATGGCGGGCTTGCTGATTTTGCGCGCGTGAAGTTCGGCGCGATCCAGCAGGGGAGTTATCAAGCGGGCGGCGACGTGGGCGGCCGGGCTGAATTTTCGGCGGAAGGGCTCATCTCAAATTACGCACTGGTCGAAGGGAACGTGATGGCGACCGGCGCCAAGACCGGAACCTTTAACGGGACATGGCGTCAGCTTGGCGCGGTCTCGGCCACGCAAAAACTCTACGCGATCATTCACGCCATCGCAAAAACGTCATTCACGAGCGCCGTGTTTAAGGTTCAGAGCGCGGACGATGCCGGCGGCACGAATACGACCGACAGAATCACGTTCACGACCATTACCGATTTGACATCAGAGTTCGCTGTGCCGATCTCCGGCGCGATCACGCAACAGTTCTGGCGGGTGATTTGTTCCGCCTTTACCGGGACGTCGCTCACGATTTACAGCTCGGTCGGCATTCAGTAGGAGGATCAATATGGCCCATTTCATGCTTCAAAGCCGCCTGTCTCTCGGCGGCACGGACTTCGCGGGGCATGTCGCCTCGATGAACGCCACACACACGCAGAAGGATATCGACGATACGGTATTCGGCGATACCTTTGAAAACTGCATTGCCGGCCTGCAGCGGTACGAGCAAGCCATCACTTTACGCGATGACCTCACGGACAACGAAGTCGATGAGGATATTTTCGCGCTGTGGTCCTCGAACGGCTCGTTGGCCGTCGAGTGGGGCTTCTTGCAGAGCTTTACTGAGGCCGCCAACAATCCGGAGTATCAATACACGGCGATGCTCTTGAGTTGCCAGTCCGGGGGCGGGGTTGGCGAAGGTGCGAGTCTGCAGCTGCAGTTAAGGCTTGCGAGCGGATCGGTCACACGCGACGTCACCTAAAATGATGCTCGCGGAACTGAAGCGCGAGAAGGCGCTACTGGACGCGGAAATCTCGGAGATGTCGACATACATCTCCGAGATGAAAGGCTCGATTACTCATCGCTCGGCACGATTCGCGCTCAAGGAACTGCGCGTCAAGCTCACCGGCCGCCGGCACGCCTACATCCAGCGCATCAACAAACTCGAAACGGAAAACCGGCTGCTGCATCAGGTCACCAATTGCAACTTGGACGATGAGAAAAAGTTGCGCGTTTTGGAAATCCTGAAGCGCCTCGAAGCCGCGAAGTTATCACCAATCAGGGGGATTGTTTGAAAACCAGGGAAGAACTCTTAGCTGTCGGCGACCTGCCACGCGGTACGGTCGATGTTCCAGAATGGGGAGCCGTGTTAAATATCCGGGCGCTGGGCCTCGAGGCCATGATGGCGATCGAAGCGGAAAAGCGGCCACACATGAAAGTGGTGCTTACTGTCATCCACTGCGTCGAGGATGAAGCGGGAGCGCTGATCTATCAGGTGTCAGACCTCGATGTGCTCGCCAAGAAGAATCCGATGGTGCTGACGCGCATTGCGACGGAAGTGGCCAAGCTGACACCGGGCATGTTGCCGGTCGAGGATACGGCAAAAAACTAGAAGCCCAACCGATACGGCTGATGGTCCTCTCGGTCGCTCTCGAGTTGGGCAAGACACCCCGTGAAGTTGCTGCACTGATGACGCCCCAAGAACTTGCGGAATGGATGGGATTTCGAAAGATCCTCAACGATCAAGCCGACGCAGAGCGCGTGAAGTGGCGCGCGGATCAAGCGATGCATAAGGCCAAGCGGCGGGAATATTGAGTAAGCCGATCTCTCAATTACGAGTCGAATTTGAAAAGCTGCCGCAGGAAGTATCCCTGGCAAATCTCCGCAAGGCCGCACGGATCGCGGGCGAACTGATCGCGGAGAATATGGCCGGCCGTGCGCCACGCGATAAGGGCCGACTGGCCGACGACATCATGACCGTCATCGAACGCGGCGCAACGATCGATCAAGTGGTTGCGAAAATCGGTCCGAGCAAAAAGACCGCATGGCGGGCGAACTTTATTGAATTCGGAGTGCGGCCGCACGTGATCACGGCAAGGACATCGCGCGTCTTGGTGGACCGCGACACCGGCGACGTGTTCGGAGTCGGCGCCAAGCATCCCGGCCATTCCGCCGAGCCGTTTATTCGACCAGCGATTGACGAGACCGGTGAAGCGGCAGCGGACCTGTTCGCTGAAGAACTGGACAAGATGATCCTTCGGGCATTCCAGAAGTAACCAAATGGCAAAGAGCATCGGGCAATACGTCGCGGAATTCATCGCGAACATGGACGGCTTTCTCGCGCCGATCAAGGATGCACAGCGCGAAGCCGATCAGATGGAAAAGCGCCTGAAGCCGCTCAAGGATACACTCTCCGATGTCGGTTCAGTCATGACAGGCGTTGGCGCGGCGATATCCGCTGTAGGCGTACCTTTCGCGATCGCGGCAAAGCACTCGATTGACCTGGCCGACTCACTCAACGAGATATCAGAACGAACAGGGGCGAGCGTCGAAGCTCTTTCGGCGATCAAGGTGCAAGCCGAACTCTCTGGTGCCAGTATCGAGACTGTCGAAAAGGCGTTCCGCGCATCGTCGAAGGTGATGGAAGACGCGGCCACTGGCAGTAAGGCTGCAGCCGAGTCCATCGAGAAAATCGGTCTGAGTACCGCAACGTTGCTTGCCATGACGCCAGACGAGCGATTCTTCGCGATCGCTACGGCGCTGAACGGAATTTCAGATCCAGGGTTGAAGGCGGCCGCGGCAATGGAACTCTACGGCAGGAGCGGCACGGATCTCATTCCCATCCTCGACGAATTAGCGAAAGGGCAGGAACACGTCAAGACGGAAGCCGCGGCAGTCGGGCAACTCATCTCCACACAAACCGCAAAGAGCGCCGACGAATTCAATGACAGCCTGAAACGACTCGCGGACGCTCTAACCGGAGTCGTCAACGCGATGATCACGTCGGGATTACTCGACAAACTCACCGATCTCGCCAACCGCACGGCTACGTTTATCAGTGAATTCGCGACCGCACACCCAAACATCGTTGCAGTCGGCGGGGCCATTGGTGCCTTGGCCGCCGTCATCGGACCTCTGGTTGCCGGTATCGGCCTGATCATTTCGGGCATCTCCGGACTTATTCCATTGTTCACTTCTCTCCTGAGTCTCGTCGGCGGAACGGCCGGCATCTCGTCGGCCCTGTCGGCACTTGGAGCGGTGCTGAGCGGCCCGGTCGGTATTGCTGTTGCGATTATCGCCGTGACCGCAGCACTCACCAAGTTCGTCATGAGTAATGAAACGCTCGTCAAGATCCTCGATCCGATTTGGACCGCCATCGGAAACGCGATCAACGCCACGATCAACTTCATTATCAAGCTCTGGGGCGACATGTGGAACTTTATCCTCGACGCTCCGAAGCGCGCGAAGGACGCGATTCTCGGAGCGGTCAAAGGTGTGACCGATAGTGTTACCGGATTCTTCAAAGACATGTACACGAAGGTTGTCGGTCAGTCCTTCGTGCCGGACATGATCGCGCGTATCGAGCAAGAATTTAACAGACTGCCATCGATTATGAATAACCCCACGTCGCAAGCGGTCGGCGGGGTGATCGGTCAATTTCAAAAAATGATGGGCGAGATTGCCAGCATTGTCGGTGGTCTCACCGGTGGAGGTGGAGGCGGCGGATTCTTCGGTGCGCTCAAGAGTATTGTCGGAATCGCCGGCTCGTTCATTCCCGGCATCGGCCCATTCGTGGGACTAGCGTCCGCATTCCTGGGTGGAGCGCAGACCGGATACAACGCGGTGAAGTCTTTCCAGGGCAACAGTCCGAATTACTCAGGCGGTGGCAACTACCAAAACTATCAATACTCGAATCCATTCCCAACCAACGGCACAACCGTCAACGTCAACGTCGGCGGCCACATTGTCGGCGTGACAGATTTGGCGCGCGTACTTGTTGACGAAATCTACAAGCTGAGTCGGAACGGCGGCTATCAGGTGACCGAATAAAATGGGCCTGCCGCGGATTACGTTCAATTCGAAGAACGTCGACTTCACGAAGGACGTCGCCGAGTTCACGATTCTGCCGGTGCGAGCGCGCCTGCGAAACGAATCGGCGAGCGGGAAAAGCGAAACGCTGAACATGGCGAGCGGCTTCAGTGTGACGGCACTCATCCGTAATCTGAAGAATAGCGACGCCACGGAAGGCGATCTTAAGACCGCGCTCTATGAACTCATGCAGTGGGCCGAGGATGGCCAGTCCTGGGTATTCAATCGCGATCGCGACGTGACTGTGAATACGACCCTTGACTCTGCCGCAGTCGCAGGAGCGACATCGATTCCAGTGGCGAGCGCAACCGGCATTGTATCCGGCAGCCGCTACGCGATCGAAAGCTTGATGCAGGTGGCCATTGTCGAGGCATCCAATAGCGCGACGGACCCGGTGACGATCACGGTGGCGCTGAATTATGCCTTCGCATCGGGTGCTCGCTTCCGCGCATTCGAATACCTGCCGATGCTTGGGAACATCCGAATCAGCGAGCACACCAGCGGTATGTTTTACGACGTCGAGATTGTCGGGACCGTCGACAAGTCGGCACTCACCGTATGATCACACCTTCTTCGGCATACAGCACCGAAAACGCGACGGCACAACGGACGCCCATTTACCGCGTCGTGTTCGACGGAATTTCGCAGCACTATACGACGGCTTATATCCAGGGCGTTACGAATTGCTCGCCCGTCATGCAAACCCCGCGCAACTTCTCGGCACAGGTCATTCCAGAGCGCGGCCAGTCCTCGATTTCGCAGCTCACGTTTGTGCTCAACGATGTCGATGGAGAAATCACGCAGCTCGTGATGAACGGCATCGAAGGCAAGAGCGCGCGGATTGATGCGGGCTTCGCCGACATCGATGAGGCCGATTATGTCGAGGGGATATTCCATGGCATCGTGGATAGCATTCGCCTGACCAACGACCTGGTTGGATATGAGATCACGTTGCGCGCCCCGCAGTCGCTCACGAACCGGCAAATCTTCGACGTCTCAAAGTCGGAACTCACGGTACAACTCACGAGTGGAGTCACGACGGAATTGCATATCCGCGACGCCTCCGGATTTATCGCGCCTGGCTTCGTGCGGATCGATGACGAGTTTATTTTCTACACTGGGAAAACGCATGTGGGCC